GCGGGTTACCGGGCGCTTTCGGTTTCCGTCGTGTCTCGCACGATCGACGCCATCGAATGTTCGGCCGATCACAAGACCGGCGAGATCATGAACAAGTCGCTGGCGGATATCGCCCGCGAGCTGGACGACAATGGGATCGGCATCGAGGATGACGGCGACCTTCCGATCGAGCCGCGGCACAAGCTGCGGGTCGGTGATAGCCTGTTTCATTCGATCGAGCGGCGCGCGCGCGGCCGAGGTGTCCTGATCCATGACACGCCGAAGGGCCGGCTGAAGCTGGCGACGAAGCCGGAAGGTACCCATGCCGGCGGCCTGATCTTCGGCGTCAACATCAAGAGCGCCAGTTCGCACCTGACCGGCCGCCATCGCTATTCGGACGTTCGTGTTCGTGGTCAGTCCAGCGATGGCATCGACAAGCAACAGCTTCGGGCCGAGGCGAGGGCCAGGGACCGGACGGTCAGACGCCGCCGTGTCCTGATCGTTCGCCACGAGGGCGAGACGACGACAGATCGCATGCGCAAGCGCGCCAGCTGGCATGCGAAGCGCGGAGCGGCGAACGGCACTACGGCGTCAATCACCGTCTCGGGGTGGCGCGACGGCGCCGGCCGCATCTGGACGCGCAACTGGCTGGTGCAGGTCACCGACGCATGGATCGGGATCGACGGCCTGATGCTGATCAAGAGCGTCGAGCTGAAACAGGACGGCTCTTCGGAAGGCACGACGGCGAAGCTGGAGTTGGTCGACCCGCGCTCCCTTGGTGGCGAAAACCCGCGGGGCAAGACGGCCAAGGCCTATGCGGCGCCACTGGCCAATGACGTGGAGTTCGAAGAACAATGACCGGCTGTCGCATCGAATTGGACGGCTCGTTCAAGGAGCGCGGCGGCCAGCAGTTCATGAGCGGCCGAGGCCTCTTCAACGACGCCTTTACCGACGTCCATCGCATCGAGCCGCATGGCTTCATGTCTAACCCGATCAAGGGTGCGAAAGCGCTGCTGCTGTCGCCGAATGGCGATCCGGATCAGGCCTATCTCTTCGGTGGCGAGCATCCCGGCCATCGGCCAGAGGGCCTGCCTGGCGGCGCGACAGCAATCTATGACGCGAGCGGCAACATCATCAAGCTGGTCAACAGCGAGGCGATCTTCGATTTCCAGTCGAGGACCGCGACCTTCACCGCCGGCAACTGGACGATCAACGGACCAGTGACCATCAACGGCGACGTCACCGTCAACGGCAACCTGCATGCAACCGGCTCCATCACGGACGGCGATGGCGACGGCGGAGCCTGATCATGCTGAAAATCATCCCGGTCGAGGATACCGACGATCCCTATCGCGCGCCGGATCTCGGCTGGGATGGTGAGGTCGGCGATCTCATCATCAATCCGCTCATGCATGCCGATGCGCCCGGCGATTTCCGGGCAGAGCAGGGGCTTGCGACGCAGGTACTGATTTACCTGATGACCGATCGCCGCGTCGATGCGAGCGAGCTGCGCGACGGCGACGAGAATCGCGGCTGGATCGGCGACAGCTTCGACATGGGGCCGAACGAGCAGCCGCTCGGTTCGCGGCTCTGGCTGCTGCGGCGATCGGCGATCTACGACGGGATCGAGGTCAGGGTCGAAGCCTATGTTCGCGAGGCCCTGCAACCGCTGCTCGCCGTCAAGGCGGTCGCGCGGATCGATGTCGCGGTGACCGTCGACCGCGCCGGCAACAAGGTCGCCTACCAGGTTTCGCTCTACGGGCGGGACGGCGCGAAAATCTACGACAATAAATTCGAACTTCTCTGGGATCAGATCAATGGCGTGGAATATCCGCTCTCTGGCTGAGGCTTCCGCGCGCATTCGCGGTGCCTTCCGGCAATATCTGCCCGGAACCGATACTGCCCTACCGAATAATGTCGTGACGATCATCGGCAAGGTTATCGCCGGGCTCGCTCATGAGTTCGAGCTGCGGATCGCCTATCTCGTCAAGCAGATGTTCATCGCCACGGCAACGGGCAAATGGCTCGAGCTGTTGTGCTCTGACGTCGGCATCTATCGCAAGCAGGCGGCTGCCGCCTCCGGTTCGATTGTCGGTACCGGCGTAGCGCTGACGACCTATCCCGCCGGCATCAGGTTCATTTCCGGGAGTGTCACCTATCTTTCGACCGTCGCAGGCACAGCGGCTGCCGATGGCTCGCTGATCCTATCGATCATGTCCGAGACGAAGGCCTCCGCCACCAATCGCGACGGCGATGGCCTGCTGTCGCTTGCCGACCCGGTGCTCTATCCCGATCTCGGCACGGGCTGGACTGTGGCGTCGGGCGGCCTGGGTGGCGGCGCCGATATCGAGCTGGATGATAGCCTCCGGGCGCGCGGCTTGCAGCGCAAGCGCAATCCGCCGGGCGGCGGCACGCTGACGGATTATGAGCGTATCGTGCGCGCTGTTCCCGGCGTGAAGGCGGCATGGGCCTTTCGCGGCACGCTGTCGCCGGGGACGCTCTTCGTCTTCTTTCTCTTCGAGGGCCGCGCGGACTATATCCCGTTACCGGCCGACGTCGCCGTCGTTCAGGCGGCCGTCGATGCCAAGCGGTTGATCCGCGTCGACGACAGCGTCGTGGTGGCGCCCACGGCGCGGCCGATCGATATCACCATCAATGGCCTGTCCGGCGACACGCCAGGCATACGGGCCGCGATCGCCGCTGCCATCTCCGCCATGTTCCTGGCCAAATGCCGCCCCGGAATTGCCGGCAACACTTTTACCGTCTCGCGTTCGTGGATCGATGAAGCGATATCGGGCGTCTCCGGCGAGGATCGCCATGTTCTCGCGGAGCCGGCCGAGGATATCGTGCTGACGAACGGCGAGTTCCCAACGCTGGGAGAGATCATCTATGGCGCGTGATCCGGCACTGAATACGGTCACGTCGCTTCCATCGAATGCCGACGATGTCGTCGAGGTGACGGCGCCTTTCGATGCGCTGGCCAATCCGAGCAATGACGACCTGATTGGTGCCGGTGTGAGCCTTTGGCCGCAAGGTCCGGCCTGGGGTTCTCCGGATGGTCAGGCCATGTCGCTCGCCAGCAATCTCGCCGGCTTGACAAGGGTGCTGCTGGACAGCTTCCAGTGGCTCTATCGGCGGATCTGGACGCTCGCCCGCAATGCCAGCGTACAGGGCGTCGACGAGCTGCTGCCGGAGTGGGAGGCCGAATACGGCCTACCGGACAATTGCGTCACCGGCGAGACCAGCATTGCCGAGCGACTGCGCGCGCTTGCGACGAAGGTCGCGGCCGTCGCCGTCATCACGCCGGGAGATTTCATTCGCATCGCCGCCACCTATGGCTTCACGATCGAGATCGAGGAGCCGGCCATGTTCGAATGCGGCTTCTCCGAGTGCGGCGGTGAACACACGGTCGGCGATATCAGGCAGGAATGCTTCTGGATCGTTCGCACCTATAGCGTTGCCGTCGATTACTTCCGTACCGGTGAAAGCGAGTGCGGCTACGATCCGCTCTTTTCCTTTGGCGACGGCGAGCGGCTGCTCTGCATCCTGCGTCGCCTGGCTCCTGCCTGGACGGAGCCGATCCTCCAGATCATCGCGATCCTCACTGACGGCGAAGGCAATCCGCTGACCGACAGCGACGGTAACTATCTCATTTCCGGGACTCTCTAAGCTCCAGTCGAGGCCAATATGAAATATCAGCCACCATACGGGTCGCTCGATCCGGATGCATCCTATGTCGACCGTAACACATCGGCGGCGGTCAGGGGTTCGGTCGTTCCGGCGAGGGCCGTGGAATTGCCGCAACGCGAAATCGTCAATGCCCTGATCAAGAGCGGCATCGTGCCCGCAGATGACGATCTTCTGCAGCTCGTCAAGGCGATGCGCTCGCAAAAGGTCAACTACTTCGTCGATGGCGGCGCCGCCAATGACATCTCGATCTCGCTCGACCCGGTGCCTTCGGATTGGTCCGAGCTGATCGGCATGCCGTTGCGCGTGATGTTCGCGGCCAACAATACCGGCGCGACGACAGTTGCGATCGCAGGGCTTGCCGGCACCAGATCGGTATTGCGCGCCGATGGTTCAGCGCTGCGGAAGGATGATGCGCAGGCCGGCTCGATCGGCACCTTGATCTATGACGGCATAGCATGCCGGGCGCAGGGGCTGTATTCGGCTTTCATGCCCGGGCGAGCGCTCGTCTCCTATTCGGTCCCGGGCACGTACAGTTTCGTCGATCCGGACGGCATCTACAAGATCTATGTCGACAGCTGTGTCGGCGGCGGCGGCGGCGGCGGCGGGATCGGCGTGAGTGCGGCGGGGGTACCGTTCCCCGCAGGCGCCGGCGGCGCCGGCGGGACCTCCGCCGGATGGATCGACGTCGTTCCCGGTCAGGTCATTTCCATCACCATTGGCGTGGGCGGGGTGGGCGGCGCGGCAAGCGCGACCAGTGCGTCAGGCAGTTACGGCACAAGCGGAAGCGCCGGTGGTACTTCGAGTGTAGGCGCCTACATGTCTGCGACCGGCGGCGGTGGCGGTGGTGCAACCACTGCCGGCACTTCGGGTGGGCTGGGTGGCGTCGGTGTCGGCGGTCAGATCAATCAGTATGGTGGCAACGGAACGGATGGCTCCGGTGGCAGTGGATCATCGATCTACGGCGGCAATGGCGGCGTCAGTTCGCAAGGTGGCGGCCGTAGATCATCTACCGTTTACAACGCAACCATTCTCAACGGACGTGCCTGGGGATCGGGCGGAGGCTCGGTATATGCCAACTGGGTAGCCAATGGCACAGGCGGCAATGGTGCGCCGGGCCTAATCAATCTTCTTTACTGAGATGGGTATGACGATGCAGACTTTCGCGCGTATTTCCAATGATCTGGTTGAAGAGATCATAACCCTCCCTGAAGGTGTCGTCCTGGAAGAGGCCTTCCACAGTGACCTGGTTGCCACAATCAAGCTGTGCGGATCGGACGTTCGAGAGGGATGGTCTTATGATGGAGCGGACTTTTCGTCTCCGTCATCCGGGTCATCGATCGAGGATGTGAAGGCCGAACGCATTCAGGCCTTGTCGACCGAATGCGAGAGGGCAATCGTTTCCGGCTATACATCTTCCGCGCTCGGCGAGCCCCATAGCTATCCTTGTGCAATCAAGGACCAGATCAATATGTCGGGATCGGTCCTGGACAGCTTGATGCCGGGCCTTCCGTCCGATTGGAATACGCCATTTTGGTGCGCGCCGGCAGGCGGCGAGTGGAGTTATCGCCCGCACACCGCAGCGGAAATCCAGCAGGCCGGCCGTGACGGCAAGGCTCATGTCATTTCCTGCCAACAGAAGCTGAAGGATCTGAGCGCTGCGGTCGCACAGGCGGCCACCGCAGATGCTGTCGCAGCCATTGCCTGGGCTGCTGCCTGATCGCTTTTCGCATTTTTATATGACGGGTCGTTGGCCCCACTGGAGATCCTACGCCATGCCGGACTTTACTACCAAGCGACTGGTCGATTACCTTGATGAACCCGGGGTCGATGCTGCAATTTTGAAGGCGGGGTTGATCAACGCGGGTGTCGCCTCGACGGAGCAGGGTGCGAAGGCTGACAGTGCGCTTCAGCGCGCGAGCAATCTATCAGACGTTTCTAATCCTGGAGCAACGCAGGACAATATTCAATCAGGTGCAGTGTTTGCAGATCGGCAAGCGGCTAGTATCGCAAACATAGCGGTGAGGAACTGGACGCTAAGAACACAGGTTTTCGCGACAGCATCGGTTCAAAGCGGAGGGGGCGCCAATCACAGGAGAGCGAGCCTCACGGACCTGACGGGTGTTCCGTCGCAGGCATATTTCCGCTCGCAAGACCGGTATATGCCAGACGGCAGCACGGACGCCACAAACGGCGGCTACTGGGTGTTGGATGAGATCAAACCAAGCGTGTCGATGTTTGGGGCGGTGAGCGGTGACACTGCCGCTTCACTCCTTACCGCGTTTCAGGCTGCTATCGACTACATGCCTAGCGGTGGCGGCACTATCTCTATTCCGACAGGCGATTTCTCCGCTCTCGATCCATCGTCTCTCAACGTCGGCAACAAGGCTATCACATGGGATTGCGGTGGACGCGCAGTAACGCTCCCAGGCACGATGAAAGGTATCATTAAGACCAGCGGCGTGTTTAGCCTTCCCGAGGCGTCGATGCAGGCGAACCGCAATGTGCGGGTGCACGATCTGCTGGACATGGGCGATATCATCGCAGTCGCAGGCCTTCGCCAATACGGCATCCACATTCATGGTTTCCTCCATGACTCGGGAGATAGCCCGTCGGAGCTTGAAGCGCGCGGTTACAGTTTTGACCTTGGTACGAACCAAAACAGCATAGTTGATTGCATCCGTGGGATGAAAGGGCGCGTTTATGCGGATGGCGGCAAGTCTAATATTCGTTCGATCTACGGGTTCGCAGAGAGCGTCGATGGTTCTGGACATAGTGGCCCGCTAACGGGCCTTATCGGAACCGTCTACAAGAACGGCGGCAACAGCAATGCTGACGGTGATAGCTTCGCAGTTCGCGGTCATGCCGACGCCGGGACAAACGGATGCTTTCAGGCTGCCGGTGCAAAAGGCGGCGAGACGAACAGCTTCAGTTTCGCGTACAGCGTGCGAACAGGCAGCGGCCAGCCGGCAATGCCAACGGTCGCCAGTTTCGTTACGCATGGGGGCGCCAATGGTGCGATGTTTCTTGGCTATCGATCCAACCTTGATCTGACGCAAATCATGGCAATCGAGAAGAGCGGCAAGATCCAGGCGCCGTCTTTTCGTTCCGGCTCCATAACCGTCGCAGACGGAGCGGTTGCCACCATAACGCCGCCGTCGTTGACCGAAGGCATCCTTGTCGTGGACACCGCGAATGCTGATCAACTATGGGCCACAGTCAAGATCCGGGCATCCGGCACCCATCTCTGCCGTCCCGCCGGCACGAATGGCACGCTGATCGGGCTGTCAACCACTGCACTAACCGGCGCGACCGGCGCTTCTGGGAACATCACCATTAGTTGCAACAACGGGACCGTCCAGTTCGAGAACAGGACAGGTAGCTCTCGCACCATCGTCTATAACTTCATGACGCTTTAAGGAGAAGACAATGCCGCCTCTCGGGGAAGCTAAGAAAATTGCAGATCGTCAGTGGCAAATCGGGCCATACTTGATCGACATTCCGGACGGTGTCGATGATACCGAAACCGAAGCGTATAGGCTGGCGCTCACTGCAGTTCACACTGGTACGCAGAAATGGGCAACGACCTACAAGATCGATGACTATCTTTGGATGATCGACGGCCAGCAAGTGGCTCTAAAGCATACCAATCCGGATGGGAGCGCGGCTTCTGATACCGAGGAAGAAGCCCGAAGGGTTCTAGCGGAAGCGCAAAATTCAGCCGAATAGTATCCAAAGTAAGGGCCGCGAGGGAGGATAGATTCGGTGACTTAGAACGATAGCTATTCGGTGCTTATTCCGCCGAATCACTTTGAAAAGCGATCCGATAAGACTTGATGATTTCTATCACTCCTGAGGGCGCGTTTTCTTGGCGCATGACCAATTCCATCTCGGCCAAGCGGGCGCAAACATCTTCATGCCTATCCATCATCGATAGCGCCATAGACAGGACGGCCCCCAGACCGTGAACCTGATCTCGAAGCTCGGCTAGTTCCGTGTCTTGCATAATGAGCACCAGTTATCCAATTTGTGATGTTCCGCCGCCTGACACGCGACAATCTTTTGTCTAGGCGCCTCGCGCAGTGCTTCTTGTTCCGTAAGTGTCACGACGCCTCCTTTGCTAAAGTTAGTTGGGCGTCATGTTCTGGTTTCTTGAATCTATGGCCGTCTCTCTCATCGAGAATGCTAAGCCAAGGATATGTCGCTTCCAAATCGGCGACTAGGCCTGCTTTATTTCTAGCTTTGTCGGTGGCTGTGCGGAGCATAGATCCACCGTGCACGCGATAGTCTGCCAAAACTTCATCTACCTGGATTCCGAAGAGCCCTCGGTCAGCCAATCTGCACCAGAATTCGTAATCTTGCCATCCTCGTCGTTTTTCCGAGTAACCACCGACATATGACCATGCTTCTTTCGAAACCATCGCCATGGCATCGATATAATTCCCGGGAACCAGATTGGCCGGCAGGTATGGAACACCCCCCATTTTGGAGGAACCATCTCCAAACTGTTGAATAACAGGGTAGACAAACGCAGCCGCTTCTTTTCTCGCTCTCTCAAAGAGGACGCTGCAGCACCGAGGGCGGATTCGATTGTCGGCGTCAAGAGGAAGGACGTACAAGGTATCTGCCAGATTGAAGGCAGTGTTCCTTGACGCCCCCAAGCCCTCATTGTTCAGATGTTTAACGACAACTAGACGATTAAAACGATCACGGCTGGCCATCGCCCAATCTCGGACTTTCGCGAGCGATCCGTCAGTCGATGCATCATCTACAATGATAAGTTCAAGCTCGTTCATTGTCTGAGCTGCTACGGACGCAAGCGCTTCCTCGATGTATGACTCGTAGTTGAACAATGGTATGATGACTGACGCCTGAGACGCCCTGCCTTTGTCATGATTTAGAATGAACTCAAATGGACGAAGAGGGACGGGGGCAGCGGGTCTTTCGGTAGCCGAATAATGTGCCGCTCGTGTTCCTTTTCGGCCTCCTTCAATCTGGTCAATTACCGAGCGGAGTACCTCTGCACGTCTGGTTGGCCCCCAATGCCATAACGCAAACCGATGAGCTTTTCCGCCCATTTCACTTCGAAAGTAGTCACTAGACAACAGCGTTCTAAGTGCTGCTAACCACTGATCATGCGTATTCGCGAGGAACCCTGTTTCACCATCAATCATGGCTCGCGACATAGGCCCTGTGGGGGAAGCTATTGTTGGAATGTCGCAGAGCGCAGCCTCAAAAATTTTCAGTTCACTTTTGCTCTCGCAGAACGGGTTTCCCGCTTCGAGAGGAGCGAGGTTGATGTCAAACCGCCCTACTTCTAAAGGCAGGTCGCGTAAAGCAACAAATGGACGCCATTCCACTCTATCTTCCAGGCCACGAAATTCGGGGAATTCTTCGAGATCGAGTGTCACTAATTCGTTCCTGCGGAACAGAACGAGGCGAGCATTAGGATGCTCTTTTAACGCGGTTGCCACAGCTGCTGCGCACTGTCGGAAATCGGCTTGATGAGTTCTGCTACCGCTTGCGTAACCAATTCTTATCAGCCCGTCCTTGGGTCGCGATCGGGACGCCCGTCGTGACTTCAGATAAACTTCTCTATCGTATCCGTTTGGAATAACGAATGTCGGGCGGCGCTTGGGTGGCCGCCGCATTTGCCATGCAAGCTCCGACGTCGAGGCGGTGCAAAAATCTGCTGCTGCCATAGCGTCTACGATCTGACTATAATGCTCAACAACCTTCTGCGGATCAGCTTTATTGAACCTGATGGCATCAATGTATTGGGCGGTTGCGAGATCCGGCCTGACCATCAAGTCATCTATATCGTAAATTGTGGGGACATTTGCGCTTTTGGCCGTTTTTAGAATGCGCTGAATATCTCGGTGAAGCGCCCTCCAGACGAAAACGAACGCAGCTCCCTCTATTGCCGACAAGTTTCTATTTGCTTCTGCAACAGAGAGAATCTCGGCCTTGAAACCCAATGCTTCGAATGCGACGGACAACCGCTGAACGCGATAGAAGAAGCCGGCTCGGTCCAGCGCCTCGCCAGAAATCAAAATCGCAGTGTCTCGCACCGCGATCGCTTGCGCGATTTCGGCAGTGCTGTGATCGAGTGGGGTTAAGATTTTAGGTGCAGGAGGCCGTCCTTCTGCCTCTCCATGAAGAATAAAGTGAATGAGCGGGTTGATCCCGGTGGCTTAACCATCCTGATTTTCCTCGATGTAGAATTCCGTGTCAAAATGCTGACTTGGTTTTCTTTTCAGTCGGGTACCGATCCAAAGGAAATGCTCTTCGGCCGTTAGGCCCGCTGCTGCAACATCTGGATATGTCTGCATGTACCATTTGGCGTCGAAATATTTTGAAGTCCGTAGAATGGCGATATGTTCTTGCTGAATATCTGTGTGCTTCATGACCAACCTTAGTCCCGAACCAGCGCAATATCGCAGAACATTTCGGACTGAAGCGCCAAATACAGAACACGCCATCCGTGATTGACGCAGAGATCATTAACTGCATGAACGACGCCATACATCTCGCCGGTTTTATCGTAGACGACATAATCGTTAAAAACGAGAATACCATTGCTCTTAATAGCTCGGAGAGACGCGGCTGTATCTTTAGCTGCGCCTTTAATTGTGTGGTCGCCGTCGATATAAATAACGTCGTACGTCTCCGGAGGCCTGGAATTCAGTTGTGTTGAGCTGTCGCCTGGGTAGATATTCATGATGCCAGAGTTAAGGGCATCCTTGAATTTGTCTTCATAGTATTTTTGTTGAGTTTTGCCGCCGAATATTTCTGATGAAGGCTTACCCCAAAGCATGGGTATTTCGTGCAAATTAAAAATATCATAGGCATCAAATTTGGACGGATGCGCATCGCTTAGAATTTGGGAGCTGTAGCCGCCAAACCCGACTCCCAACTCAGCTACATGGGCGCCATGTTGCCAGGCCGTCAAAGCATCGCGCCTGTTCGCAAATAAAGTTGCCCTGGAGACAGCAGTGCTTGGAAGAGACAAAGGTATTGGCCTGGTCATAAGTATCATCCGTTATTTGTGGTGATTGTCGATGCCAACAATAAAGCACTCGCCTTAAGAGCGAGTGCTAGCCAAAATCCGATAATCCATAGGGTTGATATTTTCAATCAGAAATCTTTAGCATTGTTAAGATCGGACTTTGCGGGCGGAGATCGTGACAGTTGGCATTCGTTTATTAGCGTTCAGCGATCTGCCTGCGAAAAAAGTGATCGATTGACAGACCAAGGAGTAGGGCTATTGCCCCAAAACTGATGACGTAGAATGGCGACACAAGCTTATCGCTATATGTTTGATAGTATGCGGTCCTCATCCACTCAACGCAGACAGTAACTGGATTATAAGATAGGGCTGTTGCGGCCTGCTCCGGCAGGTATGATGCTACAAATAAGGCTCCAGAGCTGATGTAAAAGAGGATGGACAGGAGCTGCCAAACCGTCAGTAGGAATGGAAAAGCCAAGCCCAATATTCCAACCAGTATACCAACGCCGAAGCCAAGGAATATCACGGCCAAGTAAGCTGACACGGCAGTTTCGAGATCATAGGGCCAAGGGTTTTCTCCAAGAGCCCAAAGGATGATTATGATTAGCGTAAGGGTGATGACAGCCGATGTAATTTCTAGGCAGGCCCTTCCGGTCATGACGTCGATAGGCTTTATGATCGGGAATGCCATCATGGGCCTATTCTGCATAACCGAATAACCCATAAATCGTGATATGTAGATAAACGTAAGTGTCGGCACGATTCCGGTTGTATAGAATAGGATAGTGCTCTGACCGAATGGCGGAGACGCTTTTCCCAATACAGCGTGGATGGTAATAATGGCGCCCATGTGCGCCAGCGGCCATAGAGGGACGATTATGAACCCGAGGCCATGATTAAAAAACCGCGTTCGCATATCGCGAAGCATGACAGCGCCTATGACATTCCTCTTATCTACAAGCGCTTGAAAGACTGGGTGGCGAGTTTTTTTCTGCACGTTTTTGATTTCTCGATTTCGGAATATTCGCCTTATCCGAGAGGGGTGCTCGGACCAAACCATTCGATCGAATAGCCCAAAATTTTTGCACCGATAACAACTACTCCGAACAGGGCCGTAACCCCGAGAAGTAAGTAGTTGAGGTTATTAAACTCTTGGAGGTATCGCTTCTGCTTTTCATCGTCCATGATTGGAAAGTCCCCCGCGCGTGGGCCTGATGAGCCGTACTTATGGCGAAAATGACTTAACTAGGCCAGTGAAACAAGGGCGAAATTCTATCAACTAAACGTTGATTGTCATATCGCGCCAGCGTTACCCGCATCGGATGGTAGGGTGATCGCTAGCGCTGTGACGCATCGCGGTGATGAGTGGGGTAGGAACTCATCCAATAGGGAGCGAGAATACCTATCGCACGATTGCCTTTCAGGGCGCGGAAATCATGCCGCGCCGGATGCATGTGTCAATCTAACAATCTGGAAAACCAATGAAACCGAAACTCGTCCCGAATGCGGGCCGGGTGCTTAAGCGTTCGCTCAGTCTGCGGATGATCGAGGCCTTCCTCGCTATCACTCTGCTGGAATTGGCGGCGGCGCTGGCGCCTGCGCTCGCGGCTTATCTTCCCTTCAATCCGGTCTGGCTTCTTGGCCTGGCGTCCGTCTGCGGCTCGCTGGCGTGGGCTTTCCGGTTCGTCCTTCAATCCAAAATCTCAGGAGATCGCGATGCCGATCAATAAACTCCGCGCTACGCCGCGGGCAAAGGCCCTTATTGCGTCTATCGTGGCGGCCACGGTTGCCGGCTACGTCACGATCTTTCCGGGGCAGCCGAAGGTTCATGATGACGTTGCGCTTGCGATCAAGACTGCGACGCCATGGGAGGGTAGGGCTCTCGTCGCCTATCTCGATCGCATCGCCAAGCCGCCTGTCTGGACTGTCTGTGACGGCGATACGGATGATGTTCGGCCGGGATTGGTCGAGACACCGGCCGGCTGTGATCAGCGAACGGCGATAAAGATGGAAAAGCGGTATCGGCCGGCGCTGGTCGCCTGTATCGCCGATTGGGACAAGCAACCGCTTTCCTGGCGTGGGATGATGCTCTCGCTTTCTTGGAATATCGGAACTGGGGGAGCGTGCGGTTCGACCGCGGCGCGGATCGTCAATGACGCCACCCGGCGCGGCTGGCATCCTGATTACGCCCAGAGCTGCAAGGCCGCCACCGCATTCAACAAGGCTGGCGGTCGAATGATCATCGGCCTCGCCAAGCGCCGCGAGATGGGGGATGCCTCCCGCATTGGTGAAGGCGAGCTTTGCGTGAGTGGCATCTGATGTTCGGTCTGCTCGATTACCTCAAGCTCGGGGCTGGTGCCTGCGTCGGCGGCTTTCTCGTCTACGGCTTCATGAGCCTTGTCAGCATCCCGGCTGCAGAGCATCGCGCTCGGGCCGGATATGTCGAGCTTGCTGAGAAGACGACGGCAGAGGCGAAGGCGGCCGAGATGGAACGCCAACGCAACGCCGCATCCCAAGCCTTGGAAGAGGCCAGAAAGCGCCAGGCGGCTGATGAAGCCGCTCAAGCCACCAAAGACGCTCAAACCGATATCGAGATCGCCGACTATGAAAAGAAGCTCGCTGCTGCAAATCGTCAGTGCCTTGCTGATCACGCTGACGTTCAGTTCCTGCAATCTCACTAGCCGCCTGAATTCGGCAGCTATGGATGTTGGCAAGGTTTCGGCCGGTGTCCATCTGCCGGACCTTCCCGACGATTGTCGGAACCAAGAGCCACATGCCCGCGTAGAGGTAGGTGACGAACTGCGCTCTGTTCTGGTGAAGGAGCGATCAGCACTCAATCGCGCCAACGCACGGGGAACCCGCTGCGCTGCCTTCTATGACGACACCAAGAGAAACCTCGAAGGAGGTCCCTGATGTTCGGGTTTCATCCTCTCATCCTATTTTTCATCTCCGCCAGCCTACTGGTCTGCATGATCGGTGTCGGCCTCGCATCCCTGCTGCAGTGAAAGATATGTGTGAATGCCGACGCAAAGCGATCTATTGCATGAAATCATGCGCACTCTTGGCCGAATGGAAGAGGGCCTTGATCGCATTCGGGAGGATTTTCAGGAGGAGAAAGAGAGCGCGCACGAGAGCCGCGCCGTCATCCATCGCCGCCTCGATGATCATGCGAAACAGATGGCGAAGACGGATGAGACGATCGCCATTGCAGGGCAGGTTGATGCGCAGATCCGGAACGAGGTAATTGCCCTCAAGGAAACGGTCGCGAAAAATCATAAGGAAGTTGAGCCGGCCCTTTCAGAGTGGCGGCGCATCAAGCTTCTTGGCGCAGGTGTCGGCGGTCTTCTTATTTTGTTCGGGATCTCTATCGGATCACTCATCGTCTGGGCGAGCGACACGGCTTCGGCAATTGTTCGGCATTGGCTGAAGCTTTAATGTGGCGAGCGGTGAAATGAGGGCGCTGGTGGCAGGTTCGATTTTATGGGGCGAGCCCCAAAATGGAATGCAAGATGCCGCGCCTCAAGGACGGAACGCTAGGCCGAAGGGCATTACTCGGCGTGGTGTATCCACCGACTGGTCTTTTCGTCGAAGACCGGATGCGGGACACCATAATAGCCCGGCATGAGCTTTGCGGCCTTCTGGCCGCAAACGCATTTCAATCGCGCCTCGATGGCCTTCAGCTCCGCATGCGCTCCAGCCATCTCTTCCAGATACTGGCGGCTCACTTCGCGCATGTCGCCGCAGGCCGTGCACCGCACCATGAAAACCGCGCCGGGAGGGATGATATTAAGGCTTCCAAAATTGCAATTGGTCTCGACGAATTTTCTCGTCAT